TTCCGCCCACTTGGAATTCTTCATTGATCACGCGATCGATGAATCTGAAGTCGTTTCCTTTTTCAGGCCTATAAAGTGAAAGTCTCGGCATACTGTATTTATAGAACTAAATACTCATATGACCGAGACAGAACAACAAAGACAGATAGTCCGAGACTATGTAAATGCCATGCTGGGTGGCGGTATGGTGGATATTGAGCTGGATCCTGTCCACTATGACACTGCTATAGATCGCGCACTGAATAAATTCCGCCAGAGAAGCACCAATGCTGTGGAAGAAAGTTTCGGGTTTTTAACCATCACCACAGACACCAACGATTACCAGATGCCCAAAGAAGTCATGAGCATACGTCAGCTGTTCCGCCGTAGCATAGGATCTCGCTCAGGTGGCGGAGATGGTGGTAGTCTATTTGAGCCATTTAATCTAGCCTACTCCAACACATACCTATTGGCGTCGACCAACATGGGCGGTCTAGCTACATACTATGCCTTTGCATCATATCAGAAAATGGTTGGTAAAATGTTCGGTTCAGATGTCAATTTTACCTTCAACAAGACCACAAAAATGCTCACCATCATGCAACGTCCCCGCGGTGATGAAGAGCTTCTAGTTTGGATGCACAACTATCGCCCAGACTTTGATCTCCTGCAGGATCCCTATGCCAGCCAATGGTTGCGTGACTACAGCCTAGCTACCTGCAAGATCATGCTGGGAGAAGCTCGTGAAAAATTCAATTCTATCGCCAGCCCACAGGGATCTACTACCCTAAATGGTACCGCCCTAAAAAATGAGGGCAAGGCTGAGATCGAGATGCTGGAGCAGGATCTCATCAACTACAAAGAGGGCGGAACTCCTCTTACTTGGATCATCGGCTAAATCAGCCGTTGACATAATCCAAATATCATCATATAATATTCCTAATAGGGGATATATCATGATCATTGGAATCTGTGGACTGATAGGTAGTGGCAAGGATACCATAGCCGACTATCTATGCAATTTTGAAGAGTTTAGACGTGAATCATTCGCATCAACACTGAAAGATGCCGTGGCCGCCGTTTTTGGATGGGATAGGATCCTGCTGGAAGGTCGTACCAAAGAAGCCCGTGAGTGGCGCGAGCAGGTGGATCCCTGGTGGAGTGAACGACTAGACATGCCACATCTCACACCACGCTGGATCTTACAGTATTGGGGTACAGAAGTCTGCCGCAAGAGTTTCCACGATGACACCTGGATCGCCAGCTTGGAAAATAAACTACGCAACAGTACCGACAGTGTGGTTATAAGTGACTGTCGTTTCCCCAATGAGATCAGAGCCATACGAGCGCAGGGTGGAGAGATCGTATGGGTGCAACGGGGTCCATTACCTGAGTGGTATGATCTAGCTCTAGAGACCAACCAAGGTTCATTCAATCACATGGCGACTGCCTATCCAGAAATACACCGTTCAGAGTGGGCATGGATAGGTACAGAGTTTGATCACACCATAGACAACAACGGTAGCATACAGGACCTATATGATCAGGTTAAACGGTTAGTTAAAAGTCCGGAACCAGATCACCTCGACGCCACTGAACGCCCTCTTTATATAGGACTCGCTGACAGTTTGCACATACAGTCTTGAGATTAGTGGGACGGCAGTTCCTCAAATCTCCATCTACATGGAATACATCAAACTGATCAGGATGTTTAGAAGCGAACCGGCAGTGTTCACATACTGATTTTTTCTTATAGCCCGATAATTCCCACAGGGGTCTAGATTCAGTTCTACCGCGACTGCAATGGTCGCATTTACGCCTATAGTAGATCCTACCCTCTCGACGATAGTTAATGGCCACTGGTCTAGACTTGCATTTCGCACATAGTTTTCTCATAACCGCCCTTTTTCCGCCCTTTTATACTAGGTATTTAACTGGTATTTTTTCCAAGGTATAGCTAAATAAAACAAAGCATTCCAATTAGGAGATTATCAAATGGCCACACTCGTATCACCAGGCGTAAGCGTATCAGTTATAGATCAGAGTTTTTATACTCCATCTGCCCCGGGCACAGTCCCTACATTATTTGTTGCCACTGCGGCAAACAAAGCCAATGCTTCCGGATCCGGTACAGCACAAGGCACATTAGAGTCTAACCTAGGCCAGGTATGGTTAATGACAAGCCAACGGGATCTGACAGAAACTTTCGGTACTCCAAAGTTTTATACTGATTCTAGCGGAAATCCTATCAATGGGTCAGAACTAAACGAATACGGTCTACAGGCAGCATATTCGGTATTAGGTGTCAGCTCAAGAGCCTATGTGATCCGTGCTGATGTTGATCTAGCCAGTATCGCAGGTAGCACATCAGTTCCAGCAGGTCATCCAATGGCTGGTACTTACTGGGTCGACACTGCCAACAGCCTATTTGGTATCAATGAGTGGGATTCTACAAGTAAAAAATTCACATTGGTCACTCCTAAGATCATCGACGATTCAAATTCAGCAACAGCCACAGACGGCGAAGGAACTCCCTTGTCCAGCTTTGGTTCACAGGGTGATTATGCTGTTGTGGTTACCAAAGACAACGGCACAAATTTTCCAAATGCTGTATGGTACAAGAATTCCAGTAATGCGTGGGTCGAAGTACAGACACAGAACAACGATTGGAGCGGTGGTACGCTAAAACTAGCGGTTAGCCCTCACTATCAATATCCGGATACCAGCGCTTGGACTACCGGCAGTGTATGGATCAAGACAACAACTCCCGGCTATGGCGAAGATGTTGTTGTAAAATACTACAATGGTGCTACAGGAGCATGGACTTCAGTGGGTACAGCGGTATATCCTAGCACAGCGGCAGCTAACGGTGCTATAGACAAGAGCGGTGGACAACACGTTCCTGTCGGTACAATCATAGTTGAATCAGATCCAGATCATTATGGTATTGCAAGTTCAGGTACAGTTATAACTACAGAATTCCGTCTATGGCGCAAGAATGCCACAGGTGCTACTACTATATCAGTAACTGGTGCTAGCACAGCACAGACACAGGCCGCTTCTAGCACATTTACCATGCGTGCTACCAATGCTACTGGTGTATGGAGTAACTCCGTGACGGTGACTATAGCTGGAAGTACAACAACCAGCATGGCCTATAATATGCAGGCCGCGGTCAGTGCCGCAGGTCTTCCTGTCACAGCTACCTACAATCAATCAGCTCAGACTTTCAGCATCAGTCACACACTAGGTGGTAATATAGAATTCACAGATGGAACAAATAGTCCATTAGAAAATGTAGGATTCCAACCTTGGGATCAAGCTACTAAAACAGGAACACAGAACTTCTACTATGCTCCAAGTGACGACGGATTCCAAGTCATAGCTACCAACTGGAAACCTCTGGTATATCAAGCACAGACCAGTGCACCTAAGACTACTCCAGCAGACGGTACACTATGGTATGACACTAATTTAGAAACTGTAGACATACTATATAATAATGGTTCTACATGGGTTGGTTACAAAGACAGTACTGCATTCCCAGACAGCGATATTAACGGACCGATCGTCAGTGCCACACAGCCAACGACTCAATCAGACGGTAACGATCTAGTTGAGGGAGACATCTGGATCGACCTAGGTGATCTAGAAAGCTACGGTAAAAATATCTATGTCTATAACAGCGATACACAAGCATGGGATCTACAAGATGTAGCAGATCATCACTCACCTAACGGCTGGGTGTTCCACGATGCTCGTTGGTCTGATAACGGAGTTGACGGTCCATCATATATTACTCCGATCACTGATTTATTAGTCAGCAACTATCTAGATCCGGATTGCGTAGATCCTGCACTGTATCCGAAAGGAACACGCCTATGGAATACTCGTCGTTCTGGATTCACAGTTAAAAAATACAATGCCAATGAGATCGACATCACTGCTAACAATGGAATAAATCTACTCTACGAAAACGACAACATGAGTTCTTATACTCCAGGTCGTTGGGTCTCAGTGACTCCACTACAGACAGATGGATCAGGTACATTTGGTCGCAAGGCTCAGCGTGCCTATGTTGTTGCTAAACTAAAAGCACAGATTGACACCAATACAGTGGTCCGTGATACAGATACATTGACCTTCAATCTGTTGGCCTGTCCTGGTTATCCAGAAGCCATCCAGAACTTGATCAATCTAAACACAGACATCGGTCAGACAGCTTTCGTAGTCGGTGATACCAGCATGCGTTTACAGCCAACAGGCACAGCACTAACTGCCTACGGTAACAACACCGCACTGGCTACAGACAACGGTGAAACCGCCCTGGTCAGCTATGATCCATATATGGCTGCGTTTTATCCAAGTGGTTACACGACAGATAACAGCGGTAACTACATCGTAGTTCCACCAAGCCACATGATGTTGCGTACTATTATCAATAGTGATGCTAAATCATATCCATGGTTCGCTCCTGCAGGAACACGTCGCGGTGGTGTTGACAATGCTACATCAGTTGGCTATATAAATTCAACAGGCGAATTCAAAACTGTGAGCCTATATGAAGGTCTACGTGATGTGATGAGCACTGTCAAGATCAATCCGATCGCTACACTACCTGGTGTAGGACTGGTAAATTTTGGTCAATATACTCGTAGCCAAGGTGCTAGCTCATTAGATCGTATCAATGTAGCACGATTGGTTGCATATCTGCGTCGTCAGTTGGGCATCCTAGCTAAACCTTTCTTGTTCGAACCTAACGATCAACAGACACGTAATGAAATCAAAGCGGCAGCAGAAAGCCTACTATTAGAACTAGTAGGTCAGCGTGCCTTATATGACTTCCTAGTTGTCTGCGACAGTTCAAATAACACACCTGCACGTATCGATCGCAACGAGCTGTATATGGACATAGCTATAGAACCAGTGAAAGCTGTTGAGTTTATCTATATTCCATTGAGATTGTTGAACACAGGAGCAATCAGTTCTGGCAATTTAGGAGCAGGTTTTCCAGGATCGACAAAGTAAGGTAAATACATAAGGATAAGGAGCATATAAGATGCCAGTTTCAAGTTTAACAAGATTTACAGTACCACTAACAACAGATCAAAGTTCTAGCAATCAAGGTCTGTTGATGCCAAAACTCAAGTATCGCTTTCGCGTTACACTGGATAATTTTGGTGTAGCTGGTACGCCAACGACAGAACTAACCAAACAGGTTATGAACGTTACTCGTCCTGAACTCAGCTTTGAAGAAATCAAGCTACATGTTTACAACTCTACAGTAAAATTAGCCGGCAAGCACTCATTCGCTGCCGCTAAATTGACTCTACGTGATGACGTTACCAATGCTGTTACACAGAAAGTTGGCGAACAACTACAGAAACAATTTGACTTTTTTGAACAGAGCTCTGCGGCTAGTGGAATTGACTACAAATTTACCATGCGTGTTGAATTGCTAGATGGCGGCAATGGTGCATTCAACCCGACTACACTGGAGACATTTGAATACTATGGTTGCTATGTTAACCAGGTTACTTATCAAGGCGGTGACTACTCTAGCCAGAGTGATCCAATGGATATCGCACTGAGCATCACATATGATAACGCTCTACAGATAGATACCAGCGGTAACCCGACAGGACTTGGCACTAACGTAGGACGTACGGTACGTTCATTGGCACTAGGCGGCTAATAGACCTACATCTAGCGAGAAGCCCGGATAATACCGGGCTTTTTTACGGCGATAAATAATTACATGAGTGATGCTTTTACCAACTTCCTAAGCGGTGCCGCCAGCGGCCTGCTCAATTCCCCAGGTAACCTTCGAGATTATCAGCACGCCAACAGACTCTATGTACAGAATAACTACGCTCGTGCTCCTAAAGTTGGTTTCCTATATTATGTACAGTTTAACCTCGAAGCCAACGTGGCCAAGAGTGCTACCTGGAAACAACACGGTGGGGACAAAGATATAGGATTCCTAGTTAAAAAAATCGACATGCCCAGATTTACCATGATGAATGAAGTGGTCAATCAATATAACAAAAAGACCGTGATACAGACAGGTATAAAATACAATCCCGTCAGCATGGAATTCCATGATGACAACAGCGACATAACCAACGGTCTATGGACCAACTACTACAAGTACTATTATACTGATGGCCGTTACGGTGATTTCAGTGGCAATTGGGCCTTGACCAACAAATACGGTGGCAGCAAGTATGCCACTAAAGATTATCCATTTGGTCTAAATGCTGGCCAGGATAATCCATTTTTTATCAGTATCGATATCTATGTCCTACATCAACACAAATTTACAAAGATGACTTTGGTTAATCCCCTAGTCACAGAATGGGGTCATGACAGCCTAGATCAAACAGAACCTAATAAAATTTTAGCCAATAAGATGACCGTGGCCTATGAAGCGGTTAGTTATGCTCAAGGCAGAATTAAAAAAGGAAAAAATGGAGGATATTTTATTGATCAATATTACGATCAGACTCCCAGTCCACTGAGTGTAGGCGGTAAGGGCAGTGCCTCACTGTTCGGAGAAGGTGGCGTCATAGCAGGTGCGGACAGTGTGTTTGACTCTCTAGCAGATGGAAATTATCTAGGAGCGGCACTGCAGGCTGTGACCACTATCAAGAATGCTAAAAATCTCACCACACAGGGAGTACTAGGTGAAGTCAGCGGTATGGCCACCAGTGCCCTAGCTGGAATTGCTCGCAGTAATGTAGGTCTAGGGCCACTCACAGGATCTGGTCCGTTTAATCTAAATGGCCTGACCAATGCGGCGCTAGGTGGTGCATCCCAGGCAGGTCAATTGGGTGTTATATTACCCAACAATCAATTTAACAGCAATCTAACAGTAACAACTCCAGTGTCAGTAACAGGACGATAAAGTATGGCCCTATACAGCAATCTACCTCCCACAACCGCTCCAGCCAACGCCACGGTGCAGGCTTTTGACACCTATTATAGTCAACCATTAGAGATAGATGCTGGCACCTATACCGCTATGGTTGCATTTTTTACCAGCAGAGGATTTGACAAGGCGGCGGCAGACAACATCGCTGTGGTCATATTAAAACAGAGCAAGTTGGATAACTTGAATCCTATGAAAATATTAGATACCATACGTTCCTTAGATAATGCAGAGATCAGTGCCCTAGTCAGTGAGATCATAAATTTCAACAGATTTAAAACCAGTTATCTTGGTTATGCCCTAAATTTCACAGCCAATGCTGAAGTTTTAAGAAATGTAGAAACTCCATTATGGATATTGAATACTGCATATCCATCAGACACATTATTGACAGAAACAGGATCACCGATCACCGACGAATCCAACAACATATTGGAAGGAAGTTAAAATGACCAAAGTAACCCAATTACCACTAGCAACTAACATATCAGATAACGGAGTATTTGTTGTCGTAGAAGGTGGCCAGGCAAAGCAACTAACATGGCAAACTCTTAAATCTGGTGGAATACAAGGTTATACCGGTAGTGTAGGTTTGGGGTATGCTGGAAGTAATGGTTATACAGGTAGTGCAGGTACTCAAGGCAACACCGGTTATACAGGATCAAGCGGTATACAGGGATCGACGGGTTATGTAGGAAGTAATGGTTATACAGGTAGTGCAGGTACTCAAGGCAACACCGGTTATACAGGA